TCTTCGTCATGTTGAGGGCTTCCTGCGCCGTGATGTCGTTCTTGGCAAGAAGCTGAAGGGCACATTGGCGACGGGTGATGCTTTCAGGTACGCGCGGCGGCAGCGTGGCCGGGTCTACCGTGCGGATCGTCCACACGCCATTGACCAAGCCGGTGAACGGCTCGCCGTACTCGCGCACGACATCGTGCCACGAAACACCTTTGTGCGGGATGTCTTCCGGCTTCTCGGGGTAGAGGCGGATTTCCTTGAAGGTGCCGCTGATCAGGAGTGCGTATTCGTTCATCGTGTTCCCTCTCTATGCGGGCCGGATCGCGACGGTGGCGGCGCACCATGCGCGAGACCCACTGACAACCAGTCCGGTAAATGCGTCTGGGTTTTCTACGCCGGGTGACGGAACTGTTTTTGAAGCCACCGCCAAGTTTTGATTGGGAGTGCCGCTCGGGATGTTCGACAGGTTCGTGTATCCAGTTGGCGGTGTAACCGTGACGCCATCCGTGTCGGATGTCGCACACATGATCGCAACCACGAGAGCATTTGGCGTCACGGTCGTGATGGCCCCCGGATCAATCGCTGTTCCGTCGATGCCGGTAGCTGGAACCGTTGTGGCGTCAATGGGCGTGCTTTGGTTCACGCCGCGCAGGACATATGCAATCGCACTTGGACCCGTGTAGGAAGGAATAGTCACTGACGTGTCCGGCGTGCCGCCCATCAGTTTCCAGAAGACACCGAGTTCCGGGTCAGGACCACTGTCGTTTGCATAAAGATCGGCCAGTTCAGCGTAACCGCTTGGCGTTGAAATTGTCAGGTCTTGATTGGACGATCCATCATCGCCAATAGCAACAATGACCAGATCACCTGCCCGCGCAGCCGTATCGATGCCTCCGGTCAGCGCTGTGAGGGACAACACCCCGGCAGTGGTGCGTTGATTTGCTCCGACAAACTGGATGGTGTTTTCGGCGCCCCCCGCCCCAAAACCGATCAACTGGCTGACCTCAAGCATCCTCAGTCATCCTTCGCGGCGTCGATGGTGTAATGGATTTTCACGCCGTGCAGGCGCGCATCTACGGCCATCGTATCGGAGCCGTCAGACGGCACGCGCTTCACCTGGAACACCACCCACTCCTCCGCACCCGGAGTTCCGGCAACCGTGAGCGCGCCCGTCTCGTCGCTGATGTAGATGTCATTGGTCGTGCCGCCAGTGTCGGCCACCTGGACCGCCGTGCCGAACGCGGTGTCGGCTGCATCGTCGTTGGCAAAAGCCACCGCCTCAATGGCCCACACGACGCCAAAGTTAGTGGTCGTTGCCGGATGCGACCACACAAACTGACAGATCAGCGTGCTTTCATTCCAGCCTTTCGGCATCTGGATGGCGAACTGGGCAAACTCCTGCGTGGTGGTGTCGAAATCCAGCGAGCGCAGCATCACCTTGTTGGTGGAGGTTTCGACAGAGCCAGAGCCCGCACCATTGGTGGTGCGCGCCGTCATCGCGCCCGCAGGCACCCAGATCGTCTGCTGGCCGAGGTTCGGCCCGATGCTCTGGCCCTCGACCGCGATGATGCCAGCTGACGCCCTCGAAATCGTGGTGTCACTCGCCGCCCCCAGCTCAATGGTGGCGAACTGCGGGTTGCCGGTCGTCGAGTAGTCCTGCGACACCGTCGCGTTGCCGCTGATCGTCAGCGTGCGCGCCACGTCTCCCGTCGTCACCGTCAGCGTGCGGTCGGCCGACAGATCAGAGCCCGGCGCGATGATCAGGCCGTGCGACGCATTCGTGTCCTTGAGTTTCAAGCCGGTGTTGTCGAGGTAGACCGAGGTCAGGTCGGTGTTTGCACCCGACTTAGCCGCCGACAGCGCCGTGCGGGCATCACCCGCCGTCGCCGCCCCCGTGCCGCCCTTCGCCACCTTGAGGACAGGGCCAGCGTCGAACAGCCCGTCGATCGTGTCGAGGTCGGCATTGATCTTCGTGCCCCAGGTGTCGCTCGAGGCGCCGACCTCGGGCTTCGTCAAGCTCAGATTTGTGGTTGTGGTATCGGGCATCTCTTCACCGCATCATCATGTTGGGACTATGGGGGTCCAGGTTGATGCGGTTGCCCCGGCGGGGGTCCAAGACGACCCTCCAGCTGCCAACGGCAACCATACATCAGTTTCGGACGGATTGGAAGGCAGCCACCCCCGCACTATGCCCACCCCGGAGGCTTCCAGAGCGTCGAGGACGGCATCCACGTCGCCACTCACCAGCACCGTGCCGGCAGCCGTGACGACCGCCGCGTCGAGCAGGATGTCGGCCCTAGCGAGGGTCGCCACGATGCCATCCGCAGCAAGCGTGGCGGCATCCAGCGTCACCGCCAGCTGCGCGCTCGTCGAGATGATGCCATCCGCTGCCAGCGACAGGTCGCCCAGCGTGGCCGCTAGGTCGCCCAGCACCGCCACCCGGCCCGCCGCCGCGAGGCTGGCGTCGGCCAAGGTCTTGGACAGCTCGCCCACCACCAGAACCGTGCCGGGAGCGGCAAGAGTGGCTGCGTCAAGGGTCTTGGCGAGCGTGCCCGCCACCCGCACCGTGCCGGCCGCTGACGCGGTCAGGGCGTCGAAGGTCACCGCCGTGACGCCCGCCACCCTGACCGTGCCCGCAGCCACCGCCGCCCCGTAGCCGTAGACGCCCACGCCATAGCCGCCCGTCCCGTACCCGAGGCGGGTCGTGACGTTGTCGAGCGTTATGGCAAGGGCGCCGCTGGGCATGGCGTCAGGCGTTGCCGTCCGTCAGCGTGAAGCCGGTGATGGTCACCGCCTGGCCCGCGCCGATCGACACGTTGTCGAGGGTCATGTCGCCGCCGCCCCCCGTGGCCGTCACCGTGCCCTGCAGATGGCACGTCGTGCCGTCCGAGGCATAGACGCGGAAATGGGCCGCCGTGCCTGCGGCGTCAGCCGAAGCATCTTCCCAGGTGCCGCTCTTGGCCTTGGAGCCCGACGACGCCGCCGCCATCCAGTCGGAGGGCAGGCTCATCGTCGCCAGCACCGTGCCGCTGTCGGCCGTGCCGCAGTTGGCCGGGGGCGCCCCGGTCCTGATCTTCAGCACCGCAGAGGTGCCGATTGCCGTCTCGATCGCGTCGAGACGGGCATTCCTCACAGTGGTCGAAAGCTGCACAGCCATAGGTCACCTCATCCGAAAGTGCGTTTTCTTGCCTGCAAGGCCCCCTGCGGGCGCTTGGCGCGCTCGCTCTCGAGGTTCATGTCGGCAATGGTTTTCTCGACGCTGGCGGCCCACAGCGGGATGCGCTCGTCGTTCTGAAGGTAGGCCTCGGCCTGGATCAGCGAGGCGTGGAGATAGAGGTCAGGCGAACGGGCCAGGAGCCAGTTCGACGTGTTGCTGTCCGACAGCGCCGGGATCTTGCCATAGTAGACGACCTCGACCGTGGTGTTGGAGTTGGGCCACGGCAGGAGGAGAATGTTGTCGTCGATGATGGTGTAGTAACGCGGCGTGCCCGTCATGCCGTCATTGCGGAGGTGGTTGTACTGCTCCGCATTGATGTATTCGAGCGCGCTGTAGGTGTTGGTGGGCGAGGTCACCATCATGGTGACCGTCTGCAGCCAGTCATCCGGCAGTTCGACATAATCCTGCGTGGCGACCGTATAGTCGCGCTGCATCATCGCGTTGACACGAAGCTCTCGGTTGAAACGCGCCTCGGCCAACGTGATGAAATCGGGGATCTGGCTGGTCAGGTCTTCCCGGTTCAGCCAGTTGGCGATTGAGGTCTTGAGTTCAGAATAGGTACTAAGCGGCATTTCGCTTCTCCGCCTCAACGTCCTCGCGGCACGCCTCCGCATGATCGAGCGTGTATTCAAACGTGCCGATATGGCGCACGACCCTCGACACGTCGTGATCAATCATCGTCTTGAAACCGTGCTTCGCCGCCTTGTGGCAGAAATGGATGTCCTCACCGAAAAAGTGGCCGGTGCCGGATGCGTAGCCGATCTGGAACCAGGGCATGGGCGTCTGCTTGAACACCTCGGCCTTGATCAGCATCACGCCCATGCCAACCGCGTAGACCTCCTCGAGGCCCTTGCTGTCGGCGGTCGTGTAGACATACTCGTCGCAGCGCGCGTTGGAGAAGGCGACGGGCTTCGCTGGCAGGCCGCGGGTCGAGTAGTTGGAGGCGACGATGGGGAGATTGTGGGCCGCCAAGCGGTCAAAGACATCCTTCGGGAAGCGCATGTCGGTATCAAGGAACAGGATCCAGTCGGCGTTGACCTGGAGTGCTTCCTTGACAAGATTTTCGCGTTGATCGGCGATCAGCGTGCCTGCAGAGGTGAACAGATGCAGCGCGCCGCCATTGGCAACATGCCGGGCCGACCAATATGCGGTGAAGCGCGCGAGGTCATAGGCAAAGCCGGTGTTGACGTGATCGCGGCAGGGGAGGCAGACAGCGAGGCGCATCAGAGAGCCCCTTCCCGCGTGCGGAAGAAACGGTTGTCGGGATCGGAAAGCCACCTCTTGAAGGCGGCGGGATCGTCCACGATCCCCTTCTTCTTGAGGTCGAAATAGATTGACGCCGGGATTGAGGCAATGCGGGTCATGTCGCCCCACCGATCCGGCGCGTCGTTGTATGCAATCTTGTTCGCCTCGACGATCGGCTCGCAGTCCTGCTGCGTCTGGATGACAAACTCGTCGCGGCTGTCATCAAAATGAAAGAACCGGGTGATGCCGGTTGCCGGATCGTGTGAGAGTACCTTCTTGGTCATGCATTTCCTCGGAAGGACTAGAGCGCCATCACGGCGCTGTTACAGGCACGATAGGCGGGGGATCGCTCCCCCGCCTCTAGTTCGTTACGACATCTCGAGGTCGGTCGCGATGCCGTGGGCCTTGGGGCTCTTCACCTTGAGGCCAAACTCGACGAGCAGCATCTTCTTGGTGCTGTCGCCAGACTTCGCGAGTTCCGAGGTCTGGAAGTTCCGCAGATAGGCCACGGAGGCATACTGCGGATCGACGACGAAGGCGTACTGTTCCGGCTGGAAGCGGTTCGCCACGAAGGACACCTTGCCAAAATCGCTCTGGTACACGTCCACCGTCGAGATGACGGTGAGTGCGCCCGCGCCCGCGTTCGTCTGGTTGATGCGGTGCTGCGCGATGCCGGTGAAGGTCGAAGCCACGCTCTTGTTGTGCGGCCCCATCATGCAGAGCTTCGGGTCGCCACCGTCAGCCCACACCTGCTGGATCACATCCTTGAGGATGGTTTCCGAGAAGGTGCGCGCCGTGGAGGAGCCCCAGGCGGTGTTCGGGTAGCCGTCGTCGGTGGACGAGTAGGCCGGGAGGGTCGTGCCCGCGCCGGCGCGGTTGTAGTTGTACTTCAGCCACACCGGGAGGCCCGCGGTCGTGCGGGCGGCGCCGTTGGTGCCGATGTAGGCAACGCCGTTGTACAGGAGGCGGGCCTCCATATCGCGCTTCAACTCGGAGGAAGCCTTCGCCAGGTTATAGGCCATCGCCGACTTGAAACCGGCCTTGTCCACGGCTTCGACGGTGCCAGACACGCCGATCACCTTGCGGCTGATCTGCGTGTAGTTGCCGACGCGGTTGGTGGCAACCTGGGCGTCAAGCGTGGCGTCGTCGCCTTCGATTACCGCATTCGAGGTCGAGGCCGATGCCAGAGCGTCAGTCTGCCACTCGAAATAGGTGTTCGACACGTTCTCGCGTCCGACAGACGACATGAAGGGCGTGTCTTCCGGCGAGATGTTGTAGATGACGTTCGAGAGATCCTCGCGAACGGACTTCGTCGCATCATAGCGATCAAAGAGATTGCTGGGCTGAGCCATTGTCTGATCCTTTCCTAGATCAAGCTCTCAAAAAGTTTGGCCGCATCCTTGATGCTGCCGGTTTGAGCGAGACGCTGTTTCTGCCGCGTGAGTTCAGACGTTTTGCGGGCCGGTGCCGTGGTTGGCGTGCCGGGACGCATGGGCCGTGGGCCGTTCTGCGGGTTCGGCTGCGGGCGCTTGGACATGATCTCGTCGTAACGCATCGCCTTGTGGAGTGCGACGACGGCACGCGGATCATAGACCTGGGAAATCTCGTTCTCGGCATAACCAAGTTTCTGCGCGTACTGGCGCAGCTTCACCCGGTCGGCCTCGAAACGCTGCGGATCCTTCCACGCTGGAACCGCCTGCGCGAGTTTCTCCCGCCCTTCCTGGACGACCTGACGCAGCTGCTGCACTTGCTGCTCCTGCATCAGGGCCATCACCCTCTGCTGCTCGACGGTGGCGGCCTGGAGCCGCTCCTGCTTCTCGCGGTAGAGGTCTTTTTGCCGAACGTATTCCAGAGGGTCTTCGGCGAAGAGCTGCTCCCAATTCGGCTCCTGCTGAACCGTCTCCGCCAGCTGCTGCTGGAGAGCATTGAGAAGCTGGGCGTACTGCGCGCGCTCCATCTGGACTTGCTGGGCCTCCGCATGGACTTGCTTGCGCTCCTCCTGCAGGGCCATCGTCTTGCGGCTGTAATCCGCTTGCCGCTGATAGCCGGCGACTGCCTCCTTCAGAGGGATCTGCTCCTCCTTGCCGTCAATCTTGACGGTGACGAGCTGTTCCATCGGATCGGAAGCCTCATCGGCATCCTCGTCATTGGCGGCGGCTTCTTCATCCTCGGCACCGGCAGCCTCGTCGGCTGCGGGCGTCTCATCCTCGGATGCGGAAGCCTCAAGCG